CAGGAGGAGGTACGTATGTTGCGGGACAAGATATTGTTAACTTTCAAATATTAATGGGTGCTAAATTAAAAATATGAGGTGGTTAATTGTATTTTTATTATTTACTAATTCACTTTTAGGTCAATTCACCTATTCAGGTTACCTTTATAATGCTAACGGTTCAGGAGCAAATAATGTTGCTATAAAACTATATAGAAGAACCAACTCAACTATTACAGGCTTTACTAATCAACAAAACTACAACGGACACTCTTATTACCGTTCTACAGGAACTGCTACATGGACTACTGCTAGATCTAACTGCGCAGCTATGGGTGGTTATCTAGTAACTATTACTACTGCAGCTGAACAAAGTTTTATATTTAATATATGGCCTTCAGGATGGATAGGATTAACAGATGAAATAACTGAGGGTACTTGGAGATGGGTAACAGGAGAAACTTATTCTTATAAAAACTGGAACTCAGGAGAACCAAATAACGCAGGTAATGAAGACTATGTACAATTTGTATCTAATGGAAGATGGAATGACTTACCTAACAACGTCAGTCTTCCCTATGTATTAGAGTTTAATTATGTAGTAACAACCTCTGCCTGGGCTTTATACAAAACAATCTACACCAACTCATCCGGCTACTACGCAATTTCAGAAGCTTATGATCCTTCGAAGGAATACTACATCGAGATAAGTGCTCCTACCAGAGTACAAGCTTACACAAACTCAGACATTCAAGCAGTCTCTAATATTGTTTTAAATAAGACTGCAAGGAACGGTTTATCGTTCCATATGTTTGATGTTAATGATGATGGGATAATTTCGGTAGCAGATAAATACTATGTAGCTGCAAGGAAGGCAGGTAGGTTTTCTAGATGGAGAATAGCACCTGATGTGAGAATCTTTACAACTGCCCAGTATAACACAATCAGAACAGCAACCGGCAATGTAAGAGCAACTTACCCCGGAGTCTCGACTCACACAACAGGTACTTTAACAACAGGAGGAACATTAAATCTTTACATTATTGCTCCTGGATATGCGGGTTCTGTATCTTATTAATATTTATAAAGGATGTTAAACATTCTAGCTCCTATATTATTAGCTTTAACTCCTGTAGAACCTACATTAGTAAAAGTAAATGTAACTAATGCTCAACATATCCAAACAATTGGTGGTAGAGATGTTACATTTGGAGTAAAAGAAAATGTTGAAGAATTACTAATTGAAAAAGGATATACTACTGTTGACTCAGGAGTTGCTTTTGATGTCCAAGTTTCAATTGATAGTATATATTCTCCTCAACAATTACTTAATATTGTTGGGTTACAATGGTTACGTAAAGATTATATTGTAGAAACTACTATTTGCGTAGGTTCAGGTTGTTTTAAAGGTAAAGGTGAGAGACGTACTTTCATTTTTGCTATGTTTTTAAATGTTGAGAATGGAGAAGTTCCACTTAACAAAAAGGCGTTCTCGAAATCGTTACAAGAAGCTTTAATAAAAACAACAAAACAATTCTAAATATGAAACAATTTTTTAAAAATTTATTTGACGACAACAACACAATTAACGAAAAAGCTGTAGTAGGTTTTATAGCTTTCATGTGTTTAGTATTAGCACTTATGGTTGACTTGGTAACAGGTTACATGGGAACAGCTTTGGTAATTAATGAGTTCATCTTTGATGGCTTCATGGTAATCATTTTAGGTTGCTTTGGAATTGCATCTGTAGATAAATTCATGAACAAAAAAGACAAACACGAAGAAGATAAAGATATAGAAGGTTAATTTATGTTATTAAAAAAAGGTGATAATAATGAACAGGTAAAACAACTCCAAGTTAAATTGGGAGTTGATCCTGTGGGTAATTTTGGACCCAAAACAGAAGAAGCTGTAAAGGCTTTTCAAGCAAAACATGGTTTAACAGCTGATGGTATTGTTGGACCTGCTACTTGGGATAAAATTATGGGTTCTGCTCCTGCGGCACCTGCTACTCCTACTGTAGTAGTTCCTCCTAGTTCTTTTAAATTAGATAAATTAAAAGGACATATTCCTGATTCTGTACTAGCTCAGATTCCTGATACTGCTGCTAAATTTAATATTACTAATCCTTTAAGATTAGCTCATTTCTTAGCTCAATGCGGGCATGAATCAGGAGGTTGGAAAGCAACTTCAGAAAATTTGAATTATTCTTCTAAAGGTCTAATGGGTATATTTAAAAAATATTTCCCTACTTTAGCTTTAGCTGAACAATATGCTCGTAAACCTATTGCTATTGCTTCTCGTGTTTACGGAGGTAGAATGGGTAATGGAGCTGAACCTACTCAAGATGGATATAAATTTAGAGGTCGTGGTTATATCCAATTGACTGGTAAAGATAATTATTCTTCTTTTGATAAGTTTGTTCCTGAAGATATTTTAGCTAATCCTGATTTGGTTGCTACTAAGTATCCTTTAATGTCTGCTGCTTGGTTCTTTAATAAGAATGGTTTGTGGGTTATTTGTGATAAAGGAGCTGACCAAGGAACAGTAACTAGCGTAACTAAAAGAGTAAATGGTGGAACAATTGGTTTACCTGATCGAATTAAACATTTTGTAGAATATTATAATTTATTAAAATAATGAGTGAGTTTCAATTAAAAGAAGGACAAGGATATATCTACGTTGGAGAATATTTTCATAAGTTTGGAAAAGAAGTTCCATCTGAAAAGAAAATAGGTAAGACAGATGATTTATTAAAAATTCCTCAAATCGATGATTATGCTTTTAGTTTAGATTTTCATACACCAGATGTTTACTTAGTTGATGATGTTGAAAAAATGTATAAAGCATTAACCCATATTTTAGATCATGACCAACTTAAAGAAGACTGGTTTGAAGATACTGATGGAGATTTAAAAGATAGAGTAGCTAAGTTTATGGCTGCTTTTGGCTATACTGAAATTGCTGATGTTGATGGAGATGGCATTCCTGACCACCTAGATGACGTTATTGGTTGAATTTGACAACTGACATGACCCAATTAGGGTAGTTTAATATAGGGCCTATATGAGAAGTATAGGCCATCTATATTTATGGTTGTGAACATCGATAAAATATTTGATTTATTCAATGGTAAAGAACCTGATTCTCTTAAAGAGAAAGCACAGGTAGCAGATGTTTTAATTAAAGATTATAAAAATCATCCTTTATTTTGGGTTGGTATGTTTAAAAAACTTATTTATAATCATGAGGTATTTCACCTTCAATTACTTAAATTCTTTGATAAATTAGATGAAGGTTTAGATCAAGTAGATATAGATAGAGCTGGAGAGTATGTAGTGTTTACTAAGGCTTGGGAGTATATTAAAAAAATAGATCCTAATAATTTACAACACCAAGAAGCCATCTACCAATTTTCAGATATACATTTAAAAACAGCTTTAGAATTAGCTATAAATTACTTTCAAGAACAAGAAGAGTATGAAAAATGCTTACATCTTCAAAAGAATTTAGAATTTGTAAAACTCCTTTTAACCTAAGTTTGGCTCACGTATTTTTCCTTGTTACATTATATATACAGGGTTAAGAAAGAAATATGAAAAATAGAGAAATAATAACGAGAAGGTTAGAAAAGGCAGAGGGGCAAATAGAAAAGTTGCACTTTTATCTACAACGAGGGGGGACAACAGAACAAGTTCAAGAATCACTTGTAACATTAAGAGAAGCAATTGATGATGCTAAGGTGTTTATCCAACAAGAACCTTTAGGACCAAACGAAGTAAATAATTATTAATTTATGAATTTAACAGCAGAACAAATCCAACAAAATTGGGTACGTTTAATTGGTTTTATTGAGGATCATATTTCTGAACCTCGTAAAACGAAATTAATGGAATTTTATGAAAAGTATTCTGAGCGTCTAATGTTGATGCCCGCCGCTCATAAAAAGGAATATCATAACGCATTTCCTGGAGGATATGTAGAACATGTAAATAGAGTAATTACTTGTGCTCTTCATCTTCATGAATTGTGGGCTCAAATGGGTGCTGATATTACTACTTATACTAAAGAAGAACTTGTATTTTCTGCCCTGAATCATGACCTGGGTAAATTAGGTGATGAGGAACATGACTCATATATTCCTCAAACAGATAAATGGAGACAAGAAAAATTAGGTGAAGATTATATGTTTAATGATAAACTGCCTTTTGCTTCTGTTCCTGATCGTGGCTTATATTTACTCCAGGCTCATGATATTAAATACACATTTAACGAAATGATTACTATTCAAACTCATGATGGTTTATATGATGAAGCTAATAAGAAATATCTTTTAACTTATATGCCAGAGACTAAACCTAGAACTAGCTTGCCTTATATTGTACATCAAGCTGATTTAATGGCTGCTCGTATTGAGTTTGAAAGAGAGTGGTTTCCTAAATTTAACTTGGAAAAGCCAAGTAAATCATTTACCTTGGAGACAAATAAAAAATCAACACCTTCATCACCAGCTACTAAAAGTAAAGCATTAGGTAGTTTAAAAAGTGAGGGATTGAAAAATATGTTAAATAATTTATGATAATTTTAGTAGTTGTTTTAGGTATAATGGTCGTGGTCTTAGGATACACGACCTTTAACCTTCTTAGAAAAAATGAAAAACAAGAAGACATTTTAGCTTCTTATTTAACTTACCTTAATAAAATATCAGATATCATTGATGCCTCCGATAAAAAAATTCATGAGGTAGATGTTAAAGGATCTTTTGAAAGTGATGATGAAGTAGGATTTTTCTTTACAAACATTAAAATGATTCAAGATGTATTAAATCAATTTAAAATTAAAAATTTATGAGTGAGGTAGTAGTTAAGAAAAAGAAAGGGGTACAATATTTTACTCAAGATACAGAAGATGCAATTATATTATATAATAATACTCCTACATTTGATGAAAAAAATAAAATTTATCATGAACGTATCCATTATGGTTTCTTTAAATTAACTGAAAATATCATTCATACATTTAAGTTTTATTATACTGAAGTAGATAATATTGAAGATTTACAATTTGAAGTAATTTCTTTCCTAATATCTAAAATGCATTTATTTAACCCAGCTAAAGGAGCTAAAGCATATTCTTATTTTGGTACTATTGCTAAACGTTATTTAATTTTATCTAATCAGAAAAATTATAAAAAACGTATTGATACTGCACCTATAGAAACATTAGAAGAAGATGAACGTCATTCGTATGAAATGGAAGATACCCAACCTATAGAACGTTTATCTTACTTTATAGACCAGTTTGCAATACATTGTACTGAACATATTTATGAAATTTTCCCTAAACAAGAAGATGCTAAAATTGCAGATGCTATTTTAGAATTATTTCGTAAACGAGAACATTTAGATGTTTTTAATAAAAAAGCACTTTATATTTACATTCGTGAAATTATAGATGTTAAAACTCCTAAGATTACTAAAATAGCTAATAAGCTATATGATATATTTAAAGTAGGTTATGTATTTTATTTAGAACACGGATATACAAAGTTTTGATTTTAATATTTATAATCAAAATTTATGAGTTTAGACGCTGTAATATTTAAAAAGAAAAAATTTTCTGATATCTTAGAAGAAATTTATGAGAACCAAAAGAAAAAGGAATCACAAATTTCTGCTTTGATTGGTGAATTAAAACCTCTTATTAATGATATTGGTGACGCTACTTTAGTTGTTCCTTTAATTAAGGAATATATGGAAATTGGAGTTAAAAATGATGAACAATTAATCAAGATGGCTACTATTGTTCAACGTGCTCTACAAGTACAAGCACAAAATAATTCTAACGAATTATCTTTCTCAGAAGAAGAAAAAGCACAGTTATTTGATTTAGCCAAAAACATTGGAGAAAATAAATAATGCCTTTAACAAAATCAGGACTATCAGCTTTAAGTAATGCCTTTAATTCATCTGTAGGAGATGTTTTTGGTAATCTACTTGCTCAACAAGTAGGTAATCTTTTTCAACCTGTAAGAGTAAAAAGTATTATTTTAGATGAATTGCATCCTAGATTTAAAGAATTAGGTGAATGGAATGGATTAGGAATTATTGAATATGAAACTATAAATAATCCTATAGCAAGTAGTACTCCTTTACCTTATGCTAGACCTTTATTATCAAATCAAAAGTCATTCCCTTTAATTAATGAAATAGTATTTTTGTTTAGTTTACCTAATACAGATATAGGACAGTTTACTACATCAAATGATAATTATTATTTAACAACTGTTTCATTATGGAATCACCCCCACCATAATGCTTATCCAACAAAACCTAATACACTTCCTAATTCTCAACAAAAAGATTATATTCAAACTCAAGCAGGAAGTGTTAGGAGAGTAACTGATCAATCAACAGAAATAAATTTAGGAAAAACATTTAAAGAAAAATCTAATATTCACCCACTTTTGCCTTTTGAAGGTGATACAATTTATGAAGGCAGATGGGGTAATAGTATTAGAATTGGTTCAACTGTTAAAAATACTCCTAATAATTGGTCAACAACTGGTGTGAATGGAGATCCTATTTTAATTTTTCGAAATGGACAAGGTCAACAAAGTAAAGAAGGTTGGGTACCAACATTAGAAGATATTAATAATGATGAAGCATCTATTTATTTAACATCAACTCAACAGATTCCATTAAATCCAGCTAGTTCAGATTACACATCATACAAACAAAACCCACCAGAATCCCCTCAAAAATATTCGGGTAAACAAGTTATTATATCTTCAGGAAGATTAGTACTTAACACATCAGAAGATCATTTATTATTATCATCAAATAAAAGTATTAATTTAAATTCTTTAAAAGGATTAAATATAGATACTAACACAGTTATAATTCAATCCCAAAATATTTATTTAGGTTCTAAAAACGCAAAAGAACCTTTATTATTAGGTAATCAAACAGTAACTTTATTAAATCAACTAATTTTAAATTTAGCATCTTTTGCCCAAATATGCAGTACTTTAGTCTCAGCACCCCCTGGTGCTCCCTTAGCTCCATTAAATGTAGCGGCTATTCAATTAGTTGGATCTTTAAACGCACTGCAATCTAATTTAAATAATTTAAAATCTAAATATAACTACACAGTATAATGTCTACACCTTTTGAATTAGAACAAACTAGGCAAAAAGAACAAGCTTCAATAGAAAAACAATCTATTTTAGCAGGGCAAAAAACTGTAAATAGTAATTTAATTAAAGATTCAACACCTGAAGGTTTAAAATTAAAAGGATCAGCTAAATTACCTTTATTAATATTTAATTTAAGTTCTCAAATTCCTGAAATAATTCAACCTTCGCTTGAAGGATTAATTCAAAAATATATTCCTAACACTAATGTTTGTGATAGTAATATTAATATAAATGAATTTTTAATTCAAAGAAATAACATTGTAAGTTCATTAAACAATATAGGTGATAAAGTAAATAAATTAGGAACATCAATAACAGGAATTTCTAATTTTTTAGATTTAACTTTAGGAGTTATTTCCGCTGTAGATATAGCATCAACAGCAATATCATTAGCTGCTAAAGCAGTTCCTTTAATCCCTGGAGCTGTTCCGGCCGCATTAAATGATATTCAAACTTTTATTAGAAAAACTACTTTTGACCAGGCTGGAAATTCTAAACTATCCAAATCCCAAGGAATAATAAACAGTTCAGCATTAGTTATTTCTATTACTGGAGTGTATATATTAAAAACAATAGAACTTCTTGATCAAATAGATAATTATATGAACACTTGCTTTCCTGAAATTAAGAATGACTTAACTTTAATTTCAAAAGATGTAAAATCTATTGCTGATTCACAGAAAAAAGCTCAACAAACTTTAAACCAAATTACATACAATGGGTTTATTATTGATATAGAAGAAATTCCTTATACTCCTACAGTCACTCGTAGAAAAGCAGTTGGTAGAAATGCTCAAGGGATAACATTAATTCAAACTGAATTATCTTTTACTACAGATACCCAAACATTAATTAATGAATTAAAACTAATAATTGATAGAGATAATTTAAAAGCTTATTAACTTAAATATTTATAAATAATGAAACCATCAGATTTTAAAAAAATTATTAAAGAGGCAGTAAGAGAAGCTATCCAAGAAGAATTAAAAGATATTCTATTGGAAGCGGTTCGTGCCCCTAAGACAATTGTTACAGAGTCAATCAAGGACACTTATGCTCAACCTAATATTTCAAACCCAAAACAATTAACTGCTGCTGAACGTAGAAATATGTTCTCGGGAATGATTGGAGAAATGCAACAAGGAGGAATAGCAAATACTTCATATCAAGGAACTATAAACCCCTCTCAACCAGTTGATACAGTTAATGGTGCTTTACCTGAAGGACAAGTTGGATTAGATCAAATAATGGCTTTAATGAATAAATAATGGCATTCGGGGCGAAAAAAATATTTCCTTTAGACACTAAACCAGGCACAGCTGTAGGTATAGGTCTTCCTTTTAATGCCCCTGGTGTCTTTAAATCTACTTATTTAACTAAAGATGCTATAAAAAATAATTTAATAAATTTTTTTCTCACTAATCAAAGTGAAAGATATTTAAATCCTAATTTTGGTGGGAATTTAAGAGCATTTTTATTTGAACAAATTTCTAATAATAATTTAGATAATTTAAAAGAAGATATTCAAACCCAATTAGGA